TTGGATACCATCACTACAGAAAGAATCAAAGTGTTGGAATATTGATGGAGTTATTTAATCACTCTTCACCAGACATCACTCTGGGTTATATAGGATTTAAGCAAGATGAGCTAGATGATAGCATACTGAATTTTGCTTATTAAGGTCATGTATTTAACAAAATAAAAAAAAGTAAATTCATTTATTGATGATGCTCACAATTTCATGGGAGAGTAAGACAGAAAGTCTTATGAGTCAAATTAACAGAATATAAGATATGTTAAATTCAAAGACCCTCCCCCTCTTATAAAATAGCACCCTAAAATTATAGAACTTAGGTGTAAACCTTAACACCCTACCATATCAATTCAACACCCCCTGCCCAATAAAAAACACCCCCCCTACGTTCGATACCACAGTATCGATATCACAGGAAGAGATGATGTGGAATGATGGTTGTAAGTAGTGAAATGAATATTATGACGGAGATGAACAATGAAAGAACTACGGGCAGACCGCAACGGTCCGCATCGAGTAGCATTTGAAAAGAATAAAAAGATACTACTCAAGACTCAGAATACCTGTGGGATCTGTGGCCAGCCTGTAGATAAATCACTCAGGTACCCTCACCCACTATCCCCAGTGATAGACCACATCATTCCAGTGAATAGGAATGGACATCCATCAGACATCAAGAACTTACAGCTTGCGCATTGGCAATGTAATAGACAAAAGTCTGATAAGTTATATGCTGAACAAAATTTTGAAAAAAATGCAATTGTTGGAAATCGCAATTTGCCACAATCAACCAATTGGCTGAAATACCACAGTTGACCCAGAGCTGATAGGGGGGGTTACCCCCTCCCCTCGGTTCTGGCCGAGCTTCACGCCGTCACTGTACATATTTTCTCGTGCCAAAACGAAAGGATAAGAAATTGGAACTAAGAGGAATTGAATATCTCAGAAGAAAATTAGAATCTTGTAGGCCTAGGGTTAATTTGCGGTATAAACATTATGCTATGCAAAACAATGACACTCCTATAGGAATCACTATCCCTGTAAATGTTCGAGCTCAATACAAATCAACGTTGGGATGGACAGCAAAAGGAGTAGATAGTCTTGCAGATCGTTTAGTATTTCGAAAATTTGAAAATGATGATTTCGAAGTTACTGAGATTTTTGAACAAAACAATCCTGATATTTTCTTTGATAGTGCAATATTATCAGCATTGATTGGCTCGTGTAGTTTCATTTACATTTCGAAAGGGGAAAATGATGAAGTGAGATTGCAAGTGATTGAATCAAGCAATGCAACAGGAATCATTGATCCAATTACTGGTCTTTTAGTTGAAGGGTATGCAGTTCTGGCTCGTGATGATTATGGACAACCAATTTTGGAAGCATATTTTGAGTCAAATGCTACTCACTTCCTTCCGAAAGGTGAAGAGCCTTATTCAGTCAATAACCCTGCTAATATTCCTTTATTGGTCCCTGTCATTCATAGGCCAGATGCAGTACGTCCTTTTGGTCGTTCACGGATTACTAGGGCTGGGATGTATTATCAAAAATACGCTAAACGGACTCTAGAACGTGCTGATATTACTGCTGAATTTTACTCGTGGCCACAAAAATATATCATTGGCCTGGATCCTGATGCAGAACCATTAGAAAAGTGGAAAGCAACAGTTTCTAGTCTACTAACTATCTCAGCAAGTGATGCAGGAGAAAAGCCAAGTATTGGACAGTTCACGACTGCTAGCATGACACCATTCACAGAGCAGTTGAGAACAGCAGCAGCTGGATTTGCTGGAGAGATGGGCTTGACTCTGGATGATTTAGGATTTGTTTCAGATAATCCATCATCTGTAGAAGCGATTAAAGCTAGTCACGAGAACTTGCGTTTGGCAGGGCGGAAGGCACAACGTTCATTAGGAGCTGGCTTCCTGAATGTAGCTTATGTAGCTGCTTGTTTGCGTGATGAATTTCATTATGAAAGAAGCCAATTCGTGAAAACAACTGTTAAATGGGAACCGTTATTTGAAGCAGATGCTAACATGATGACCATGATTGGTGATGGCGCTCTTAAATTGAATCAGGCATTGCCTGGATACATCAATGCTGAAACAATTCGAGATCTTACAGGTATTGAAGGTGATATGTCTGCTGTTCCTGTGGTGAAAGAAGGAAATCCAGATGGAACATGATGTATTACCTGGTATCCTAAAAGAAGTTCAGCAACGATTTGAAAGCGAATATGGGAAGAGTGTGGTTGTTAGTCGAGCTTTTGGAGAATTACAAGCCAAAAAAGCAACTTATAAAACTGCAAATGAGTTTGCTATCGAAGTTGGAGAGATTCTTTCTAAAGCTCTAGGAGCTTCTCTGAGCGCTGATAAATTACCAGACGGTAAAATGTATTACAATATTGCTCAACGTTTGCTGACGGATGTGCTAGGGCGGAATCACTATCTTGTGAGTGGTTACGCTAGCGATGTTCAGAAGAATTTGAACAAGAAGGCAAAAATCAATCTGAAAGTTCAAATTCCTGAACTAAATCAGGATAGAATCGCTGGCATTGTCAATCGCTTGGCATCTGAGGAGAATTTTGAAGATGTCAGTTGGTTGTTTGGTGAGCCAATCGTAAATTTTTCTCAGTCTATCATAGATGATAGTATTCAAAAAAATGCTGAGTTTCATGCTAAAGCAGGGTTAAGTGCTAGAATTGAGCGCCGAACAGCAGGTAAGTGTTGTGAATGGTGCCGACGTCTTGCTGGAACCTATGAATATCCCAAAGTCCCTCGTAATGTATACAAGAGACACCGAAAATGTAGATGTACGGTAGATTATCGTACTATTGATGGTAAAAGACAAAACGTACATACCAAACAATGGTCATACCAAAGTAGAAGTGATAAAATAGAATTGAGGAAGGAACTCCATCGAAAAGGTGAAACACCTAAGCGAAAAGGAATTTCAGATGCTAGATTCGATCAATTGACAATCAACTCAAAGAAAAAAGGCGCAGTTATTGTCAAAGGTGGTACATGGGCTAACAATCATCTTGATGAAATGGGTGCCAACGCTTCTAGTCTTGGGAATTGGTTGATTTTTAGGGATGATGTAACTATTAGCGAGGTTCTGGAAGAATCGTATCATTTCAATCAGTACATAAATAAACTTTATTGGGATAAAGATCCTGAACTAGCTAGAATTTTACAAGAGATTGAAGCTAAGGAGTATCTGATAGCAAATCGAAAAAAATATCGTATTCCAAGAGTTGAGGATGAAGAAACAAGAGAGCATTTAAAATATTATCAAGAAGAACTTAAAAAGTGGAAGGAGGGACATGATGAAGACAAATAAAGTTGTCGGTCAAAATAGGCTTGGAAACTATTTAATTCTGTACTTAGATCCAGAATTAGACAAGGGACTAAATGGAGCTATTGTTTGCCGAAAAGCAATACTAAAAGGGTTTGAATATGAAGTTGTCCCTTCTTTCGATTCTAAGTACATGATTGCTATTCTAAGTGATTCTGATGAAAATTATATTGGAGAAGTAATTGAATATGAATAAGCACATTGGCGATTGCCGGTGTGCTTTTCTAATGCTTTAGATTAGGAGGTGATCCGATATCTCCCAGCGAGAGGGTTATCATGCGATGACGATTGAAAGGAAATTAGAATGGCAAGGAAGAAACTTGGCAATCAGAATCCTACTCAATCGGTAATTTTAAAATACGTCAAGAAAAATTCAAGAGCTAAAGAAGCGATTGAACTTTACGAGCGGACAGGGCTTTCTTGTTATGCTTGGCAGAAAAATCTGCTATTGCCTTTGATGGCAGTAGATAAAAACAGTCTTTGGGTACACCAAAAGTTTGGCTATTCTATCCCTCGCCGTAATGGGAAATCTGAAATCCTTTATATAGCCGAAATTTGGGCGCTACATAAAGGGTTGAATATCCTACATACGGCTCACCGAATTTCTACCTCTCATGCCTCTTTTGAAAAGGTTAAACGATATCTTGAAAAAATGGGGTATGTGGATGGAGAGGATTTCAATTCTATTCGAGCGAAGGGACAAGAAAGAATTGAACTTTATTCAACAGGTGGTGTAGTCCAATTTCGTACCAGAACATCCAATGGTGGTCTTGGTGAAGGTTTTGATATGCTGATCATTGACGAGGCTCAAGAGTATACGACCGAGCAAGAATCTGCTTTGAAGTACACGGTTACGGATAGTGAAAATCCTATCACTATCATGTGTGGGACTCCTCCTACACCAGTTTCCAGTGGTACAGTCTTTACTAAGTATCGAGAAACGTGCTTATTCGGTAAAGGGAAATACTCTGGCTGGGCTGAGTGGTCGGTTTCTGAAGAAAAGGAAATCGACGATGTGGAAGCCTGGTATAATTCCAATCCATCCATGGGCTACCACCTAAATGAGCGTAAGATTGAGGCAGAGCTTGGCGAGGATAAACTGGATCATAATATCCAACGTTTGGGATTTTGGCCAACTTACAACCAGAAATCTGCTATTTCTGAGACGGAGTGGAATGAGCTCAAGGTGGATGATATTCCAGAATTAACTGGCAAGCTGTCTGTTGGTATTAAGTACGGTCAAGATGGAACGAACGTGGCATTGAGTATTGCTGCACGGACTAAAGATGGTCGTTACTTTGTTGAGACAGTCGATTGTCAATCTGTTCGTAATGGTAATGAGTGGATGGTTGCTTTTCTGAGACAAGCTGATGTAGCTCAGATTGTCATAGATGGCGCAAGTGGTCAGAAGATCCTGGACGAAGAGTTGAAGGACTACAGAATCAAGAATGTGATTCTGCCGACGGTGAAAGAAATCATCGTGGCCAACGCTCTTTGGGAACAGGGAATTTACCAGAAGACCATCTGTCACGCTGGCCAACCATCTCTATCAAAGGTAGCTACTAACTGCGATAAGCGGAATATTGGCTCAAATGGTGGCTTTGGTTATCGATCGCACTTTGACGATATGGATATTTCTTTGATGGATAGTGCTTTGCTTGCGCACTGGGCTTGTGCTACGACTAAGCCTAAGAAAAAGCAAAAAATCAGTTATTAAAATAAGCGGTCTTATGACTGCTTTTTTAATGCTCAAAAATTACCGAACTGCCGGGAAAGCAGGAGAAAGGAGACATGAGAATGTCAGATTTTAAACCAATTACTACACAAGAAGAATTTGATGCTGCAATTAAGGTCCGCTTAGCTCGTGAGAAAGAGAAATACGGAGACTATGACCAGCTTAAATCTCGTGTTACCGAATTGGAAGAAGAAAATGTTGGCTTGAAGTCAACAATTGAAGCTAATCATAAAAGTAAGGCGGATTCGGACAAGCAACTTGAGGAAATGCAGAAGCAAATCGCTGGTTATGAGACAGCTAGCCTGCGAACTCGGATTGCTTTGCAAAATGGATTACCTTATGACTTGGCTGATCGTTTGCAGGGGACTGACGAAGAGAGTTTCAAAGCAGATGCAGAGCGCTTAGCATCCTTTATCAAACATGTCGAACCTGTTGCACCAATGCGAAACCTAGAGCCTGCTCTAGAAAAGAATGAAAACACATCATATAAAAACCTAGTACAAGGTTTAGTTTTTGAAAAATAAAGGAGTAATATTATATGACAGATCAACTATCAAAAGGGACATTATTTGACCCAATGCTTGTAACCGACCTCATCAACAAAGTTAAGGGTCATAGCTCGTTGGCTAAATTGTCTAATCAACAAGCGATTCCGTTTAATGGATTAAAGGAATTTACATTCTCATTGGATTCTGATGTAGATATCGTTGCAGAAAACGGGAAGAAAACACATGGTGGTGCAAGTCTAGAACCTGTAACTATTGTGCCTATTAAAATTGAGTATGGAGCTCGTGTATCTGATGAGTTCATTTATGCATCAGAAGAAGCTAAAATCGACATTTTGAAATCATTTAATGAGGGATTCGCTAATAAAGTAGCTCGTGGTATTGATATTATGGCTTTCCACGGTGTCAATCCACGTACTAAACAAGAATCTTCTGTTATTGGGGATAACTGCTTTGATAAGGCGGTCACTCAGACAGTGAACTTTACAACAAGCGATCCAGATACTAATGTCGAAAATGCAGTTAAAATGATTCAAGGAGCTGATAATATCGTTAGCGGTATGGCTATTGATACTACATTTTCAAGTGCACTAGCTAGCATGAAGAACTCAGCTAATGAGCGCCTATACCCTGAATTGGCATGGGGAGCAAATCCAGGAGCTATTAATGGTCTACCTGTAGACGTGAATACTACGGTTGGTCTTAATGTTGGAACCAATAAGGATGTTGCTATTGTTGGTGACTTTGCAAACATGGTTAAATGGGGATATGCTAAGCAGATTCCACTCGAAGTTATTCGATATGGTGATCCAGATAATTCCGGTAAAGACTTGAAAGGTTATAACCAAGTCTATCTTCGTGCAGAAATTTATCTCGGATGGGGAATTTTGGACAAAAACAGCTTTGCTCGTATTGTGAAAGCGGGGTAGTTTATGGAATACATTAATGTAAAAACAGGGGCTTCTATCGTTACTGAAAATACAATTAGTGGTGGCGATTGGGTTCCGGCTGATCAAGTTACTAAAAATGTGGATTCTCAAGAAGCAACAGACAGTCAGGGAGATCTGACTGTCTCACAAATTAAAGCCCGCTTGGATGAGCTGGGTGTTGAATACGACAAAGGAGCTAAGAAGGCTGACTTGCTTGCTCTTTTAGAACAACATGAAGGGTAGTTAAAATGACAACATTTGCAACAGTAGAAGACCTTGAAACTTTGTGGCGTTCCTTAAAATTCGATGAACGGAAGAGAGCAGAGGCGCTGTTGACAATAGTGTCAGATTCTCTTCGTGAAGAAGCTAAGAAAGTCAACAAGGATTTGGATAAGATGGTGATTGAAACACCATCTTATGCTAGTGTCGTGAAATCAGTTACTGTGGATGTTGTTGCTCGTACATTAATGACATCAACCGATCAGGAGCCAATGACCCAAATGGCTGAGTCTGCTATGGGATATTCTTTTAGTGGCTCTTATTTGGTGCCTGGTGGTGGCTTGTTTATCAAGGAGTCTGAACTGAAGCGTTTAGGCTTCAAAAAGCAAAGATATGGGGTGATTGATCTTTATGGGACGAATTAAAGGTATTACGATCACTCTTATAGAAACCGTTGAGAAGGGAAGGGATGACTTTGGTCATCCCATTTTTGAGAAAGTTGAAACTTTGGTGGATAATGTCCTTATATCTCCATCTTCAACGGATGATATCACAAGCCAGATGAACCTAACTGGAAGGAAAGCAGAGTATACTCTGGCAATACCTAAAACTGATCTTCATGATTGGGAAAATAAAGAAGTTTTATTTTTCGGTAAGAGATGGAAAACTTTTGGAATTCCTCTTGAAGGGATTGAGGACATGCTTCCTTTGGCCTGGAACAAGAAGGTGATGGTCGAACGCTATGAGTGATATTAAGTTTAAGCTCAATCGTGCTGGAGTGGCTGAATTGATGAAATCTGCCCCTATGCAAAGTGTCCTTTCTCAATATGCATCTGATATTCAAGCTAGATGCGGTGATGGATATGTAAAAGATATTCATGTAGGTAAAAATCGTGCTAATGCAATGGTTAGTGCAGAGACCTATAAAGCTAAGAAGGACAATATGAAAAACAATACTCTTTTGAAGGCGGTGGATTAAATGATTGAAATTGTTATCAAGAAATATCTTGACGGCCATTTATCGGTACCGTCTTTTTTTGAGCACGAGACAAACATGCCACAAGAGTTTGTAATCCTTGAAAAGACTAGGGGAGCCAAGAAGAATCACGCCAAGACTGCAACCTTTGCTTTTCAGAGTTATTCAACCAGCATGCAGAAAGCTGCTGAATTGAATGAGAAAGTAAAACAAGTTATCGAAAACATGATTGAACTGAATGAAATCAGTGGAATCCATTTAAACAGTGATTACAATTTTACAGACACAGAAACTAAAAAATATCGTTATCAAGCGGTATTTGACATAAATTATTTTTAAGAAATGGAGAATGGAATGGGATCAGAAGCTCAAACTACTCAAACTACTCAAACAACATCGTCATCATTAGTGACGACAGCAAAACCTAAAATTGGGGGTGCAATTTATTCAGCACCTATAGGAACTCCTTTACCAACAGATGCAACGAGTGCATTGAATGACAAATTCGCATCCCTTGGTTATATCTCAGAAGATGGCCTGGAAAATGAAAATAGTCCGGAATCAGAGAACGTCAAAGCATGGGGTGGAGATATCGTGCACTCTTCCCAAACAGAAAAAGCCGATACCTTCACTTATACATTGATTGAAGCATTGAACGTCAATGTGCTTAAGGAAGTGTACGGTACCGATAATGTGACCGGGTCTCTTAAAACAGGTATCACTATCAAGGCTAATTCGAAAGAATTAACTAGCCATTGCGTTGTGGTAGATATGGTATTGAAAGATGGCACTGCGAAACGTATTGTTATCCCTCAAGGGGAAGTGACAGGTATTGGAACTATCTCTTACAAAGATGCTGAGACAGTCGGATACCAAACAACTCTTACAGCATTCCCAGATGGTGAACAGAACACTCACTACGAATACATCAAAGGAGCTTAATACATGTCAGAAACTAAATCATTTAAAGGAACTACTAAAACAGGTTTTCCATTCGATATCAGTATGGAACGGATGGAGAACTATGAGGTCGTAGAAACTATTGCTGAAATCGATGAAAACCCTCTTGTATTACCTCGTTTGCTTAAATTGCTACTTGGTGATCAGGTGGCGGCGTTGAAAGATCACGTCCGTGGTGAAGATGGAATTGTTCCAACTCAGAAATTGATGGATGAAGTACGGGACATCTTCGAGTCACAGAACGTAAAAAAATAGTAACCCTTTCCAGAATGATCAAAACTGATGAAGATGCTTTGATTTGTGATTTGGCTGAGACGTATCGTATTTATGATTACAGACAGCTACCTGCATATCAGGTAGCTGTTTTTTCATTTGGTCTGCGTGATGATTCGAGGATAAAAATTGCGATGTCAGGGCAGAATGTACCAACTGATCTATTAATCCAGGCAAGTATGTTAGATCGACTTTCTATGCTTGTGTGGATGAAAACCAAAGATGGACAGCAGGGGAAAAACCGTCCTGCTTCAATGGTTGATAGCCTTCTCAAGGTTGAGAAGGAAAAGGAACAGATGGTATTTTCATCTGGAGAGGAATTTGAAGAATACAGAAGCAAATTGTTAGAAAAGATTGGAGGTGGTAATTAATGGCGACAGAATTAGGTCAAGCATATATCCAAATTATGCCCTCAGCTCGTGGGATCAAGGATATGATAAAGAAAGAACTTGGTTCTGAAATACCACAAGCAGGGCAGGAAGCAGGGGAATCTTTGAGTTCTAATATGCTAAGTGTCGCAAAAAAAGCAATAGCAGCCGCCGGAATAGGTAAATTCTTTTCTGCATCATTGACAGAAGGGGCCAATCTTCAACAGTCATTAGGTGGGATTGAAACCTTATTTAAAGGTTCTGCTGACACGGTTAAAAAGTATGCTAACGAGGCTTACAAAACTACAGGACTTTCAGCAAATGCCTATATGGAAAATGTAACAGGCTTCAGTGCTAGCCTCCTTCAATCGTTAGGCGGTGATACTCGGAAGGCGGCAGATGTTGCGAATATGGCCATGGTAGATATGGCAGATAACAGCAATAAGATGGGGACATCTATGGACCGTATCCAGGATGCTTACCAAGGATTTGCAAAGCAAAACTATACCATGCTGGATAACCTTAAGCTAGGGTACGGTGGTACAAAAACTGAAATGCAACGCTTACTAGCCGATGCACAAAAACTGACTGGTGTTAAGTATGACATCAATAACCTGTCTGACGTGTACCAAGCTATCCACGCTATTCAAGAGAATCTAGACATTACCGGTACAACTGCTAAAGAGGCGGCGACTACTTTTAGTGGATCATTTGCTTCCATGAAAGCAGCTGCTCAAAACGTCTTAGGGAAATTAGCTCTCGGTGAAGATATTATGCCTTCATTACATCAACTTTTTGAAACCGTTAAAACATTCCTTGTAGGTAATCTTATTCCAATGGTATGGAATGTGTTAAAAGGTATTCCCCAGGTTTTAGCTGGTGCACTCGGTGAGCTTATGCACACGCTTTTCGGAGACTACATTGGAGAAAGCATTATGAATGATCTTTATGATGTTTTTGATAAAGTAGGTGGAGTGGTTAGCACTATTTATGATATGATTTTCGGATCATTGAGTAAGAAAGATAATATAGATTTTTTAAAGAAGCTAGGAATTGACGAGAAAACAGCTAGTAGCATTGTGAACATTGGAGATAATCTTCGTACCATGTTCGAAAATATTGGTGCTGTTATCAGTAATGTTGCTGGTATTGTTGGTGATTTTATTAGTGATCTTTTCGGACTTGCTAAAAGTAAAGATAGTGTTGGAGGAGTAGCTTCAGCATTTGAAGGCATAACTAAAGTTTTAGCTGATGCATCAGGAAAAGTAAAAGATTTTACAAAGTGGATGCGTGAGAATAAAACAGTTATGGATATTGTTAAATCTGCTCTAGCAGGAGCCTTAGCAGGTTTTCTGGCGTTTAAAGCCATTACAATTATTCAATCCATTATCATTGGATTTAAGTCAGCACTTTTGGCAGTTAAAGGCGCAGTTTTAGCTTTCAATGCTGCAATTGCTGCAAACCCAATCGCAGCATTAGTAATCGCAATTGCTGCTGTAGTTGGTGCATTAGTTTGGTTCTTCACCCAAACTGAAACAGGTAAGAAAATTTGGGGTGACTTTGTTGATTTTGTTAAAGGGCTATGGACCGGACTGGTTCAATTCTTTACTGGTCTATGGTCGACTATCTCAGAAGGTGCTACAAATCTATGGAATGGTGCTGTAGAAGTCTGGAATAGCGTAATAGAAGGCATCAAAAATGCTTGGAATGGAATAGTAGAATTCTTTTCTGCTTTGTGGGAAGGTATTTCTAGTACCGCTACAACTGCATGGACCACAATCACAGAAACAGTAATGGCCATTGTCCAGCCTTTTATTGAAGTTTTTATGTCAATTTGGAACGGAATGAAAGATGGTCTGGGTCAGATTTTCGAAGGCATTAAAATGATTTTCAGCGGGGCCTGGGAATTAATAAAGAGCATTGTAATGGGGGCAGTATTATTTATCATTGATTTGGTAACTTTAGACTTTACAAAAATGGGTGAAGACCTAGGATTGATTTGGGAAAGTATCAAATCTGCCATATCAATGATTTGGGATGGTATCTGTACTTATTTTAGTGGAATCATTTCTACAATCATAGGATACTTCACTGCTGCTTTCGAAGGGCTTAAGACATTCTTGTCTGGAATCTGGGATTCTATCAAGGCAACAGCAGAAGCAATGTGGAATGCTATATGTCAAGCAATTCTTGGCATTATAGATGCTTTCGTTGCTGGTGCAAAAGGTCTTTGGGAAGGTTTCAAATCTTTCATGTCTGGCTTATGGGAAGGCATCAAATCTACAGCTATAGGCATGTGGGAAGGTATCAAATCAGGCCTTGGTAGTATTATTGATGGAATTGTAAGTGGTGCACAAAAGGCATGGGACACTATGAAAAACGGAGTTAGTAATCTCTGTTCAGGAATCAAAAACTTTTTCTCAGGTTTAGCAAATATCAACCTTTGGGATGCTGGTAAAGCTATTCTTGATGGCTTCTTAGGTGGATTAAAAACTGCATATGATGGTGTTAAGAATTTCATTGGTGGGATTGCAGATTGGATACGTAAACATAAAGGACCTATTTCTTATGACCGTAAATTGTTGATTCCTGCTGGTAAAGCTATCATGGGAGGATTTGATGCTTCCTTGCAAAATAGTTTTAAAGATGTGCAAAAAACTGTTGGTGGAGTAGCTGGATGGGTTTCAGACGCTTTTACAGGAGATGATTTTGATTTTGGATCAGGAGCATCTTTTAGCAAAGATATTACATCCACATTGCAAATGCCTAACTCAAAATATGACCCAACCGAGTCTAGATTGGTGTCTGAGATGATGATTCTGAGATCAAGTTTAGATACTTGGCTTGAGAAGATATCAAACAAAGATTCTAATACTTACTTAGATGGTGAAAAATTAGCCATCAATGCTTATCAACGTCAAGGACGCATCATGGCTAGAGAGGGGATCTAATGGCAGTAAATTATCTGATTATCAATACTTTTAACACAAACACTATATCAGATAGTGTAGTGACTGATTTTGGAGATATTAAAGGTGCTATACCTCGATATGATGAGCAGAAAAAACTTTTTGGAATGAATGGCCAGTACAATATTGAAGATGGTGCTTATGATGGTTATGAGCGTACTTTTAAGTTGTTTGTTAAGCGATATGAGGATGCTCAAGCCATTATTAATGCATTCCAGAAGCAAGACAATGTATTGGAATTTAGTTATCAGCCAGGTAGTATTTACTATGCTGATTTACTTGATTCAGAAATCTCACTTCATGGGCAAAACAACTGGATTGTCAGTATCAAGGTGTATCAACATCCTTTCAGATATGCAAAAAATATTCAAGAAGTCGTACTGACAGGACGTGGCACGATTACTAACCCCGGTACAATCTATTCAGAACCCATCATTACGATTGAAGGCCAAGGAGAAGTAACCCTAACGATTGGCAACCAGACAATGGGATTAAATCTATCAGGTGGGGCAAAAATTGACTGTAGACAACGGAAACAAAATGTTTATGCATTGAACGGGCAACTTAAGAACACTTTGCGAACAAGAGGGCCATTTTTTGAACTGCCAAAAGGAGTTATAGGCGTAACTACATCTGGTAATGTTTCTAAAATCAAAATTCTAGGGAATTGGAGGTATATCATTTGATTTATTTAAAAGAGGGGAATATCCCTCTTAATTTGTGTACAGATGACGATATCTTCCAGCAAGAAAATAATACTTATCAACTTACCTTTAAGTATCCTGTTAGTGATAAAAAATGGATCTTACTACAAAATGAAGTACACTTACTGGCAGACGATTTGTCAGGTGAACAAGAATTTGTAATTTTTGATATCCAAAAAGAACACGGATATATCATGGTATATGCCAATCAAGTAGCAACGCTGCTAAACGGATATAGTATCCGCAAGATCAATGTAGATCGTGTGAATGGTTTTACTGTGATGAACAAGCTAGTAGAAGGGCTAAAAAGAGAATGCCCTTTTACTTTCTTTTCTGATATCTCTGGATTACATACTCTAAACATTAAGAATGTGTCAGTAATTGATGCACTCTTGAAAGGTCAACACTCAATTGTCGGCCAGTGGGGTGGTGATTTAATCAGAGATAAATACTCAGTGAGATTGTTAAAAAATGGGGGGATTGAGAATCAATCTCTTTTTATGTATAAGAAGAACCTTTCTGAGTACAAAGAATCTACTACCACTAAATCGCTTAAGACAAGGATCCATTTCCGTAAGGTCATTACCTCATCCGGGGGTGGAGAGAAGGGCCAAATCCTTGAGACTACTGTGGATAGTCCACTTGTAGGTAAATATAAGCATATCTACGAGTATGATATGGAAGTTCAAGACCAGGATGTTAAAACCATCGAGGATTTAAAAGTGTATGGTAAGAAATACTTCCAGTCAAGTCTTTGTGATTTGCCAGATGAGAGCTTAGAGATTGATGTATTGGGCCATGCTGATCAACCAGTAAAACTATTTGATACAGTATCAATTTTTTATGAGCTCTATAATGTTGATCTCCGCAAAAAGATTACTAGCTATAACTACAGTCCAATGTCTAAAAAATTGAAGAAGATTGGATTTGGTAAAATTTCACGTTCGTTAGGTGGCGCGATTGGTAAAATCGTTGACGATGTAGTCAAAGATAAAATTGCCATTCATGATGCTGAATATGAGGCTAAGGTCCAAAAATTAGTTGATAATGCTAATGCAGAATATGACAAGCAATCAAAAGAGCTGAAACAAAATATCACTGATGGTATCGAACAGGCTAAGGCACAAGCTGAAGTGCTTAAAAAAGAAGTGACCGATTCTGTTAATAGCAAATTTGCCGATTTTGATAGGTCATTTAATACACAGATTGACTCTCAGAAAGAGAGAATACAAGCTATTAATGAACTTGCTAACAATGCGAACCAGGTAGCGGCAGGAGCATCGTGGAGTGGTCAAAAGGCTATCGAGTACGCTCTTAGCGTTAAAGATTTGGCCGATCACAATTTTACAACTGTCAGAAATCTAAGTGATAAGATTGATTTACTTGCGACTAAGCAGGAACTTGACCCTATTACTGAGAGACTAAGGCTTACTGAAAGTAAAATCGAGCTGCAGGCTGATCAGATAACTGAAAAGTTATCACGGACGGAAGTAGATCGCTTTATTGATGGCAAAGGCTTCCAAAATGCTGTTCAAGTCCAAAATCTCGTCAAGAAATCGGTTGACGGATTTCAACAGACTATTTCCCGTGTTGAAAATAAGCTAAGAGACGTTATTCGTAATGATAACCTTCTGCAAAATTCTTCAGTTATTCCAGACGGGAATGGTCTAGAAGGTACCTGGCGGCTGAACAACTCAGGCGGTAATGGCAAGACTGAAGTGATAGCACTCACAGGTGCACCACATACTGCTATTAAGAAGGGTATTCGAGTTGTAGGAAATACGAATGGTGGGAATAAGGATATCTCACAAGGTATTAACTTAGTTGTCGGTGAGAAATACACCATGTCTTGCTGGGCCAGAGTATCTAGCAATAGTACGAGTCAAAACGTTAATTTGATAATGCGTTCATGGACAACCAACGACAGAAATCGTGTTTTGTTCAAGAGTATTTCAAACAAAGATTGGGTTCGATATCAATTCACATTCACGGCTGATGCTGCCTATAACTCAATCCAATTTGGACAGAATGGCAATGGTAGCATTGAAATCTGTGGGATGAAGCTTGAAAAAGGTGATCGTGCTACAGATTATGATGTTTCAAACTCAGAAATTGTAAGTGTTGTGGAATTTAACGATGTAGTAGATACAGTTAAGAGCCACACACAGACGCTACAAAATCAGGACAAAGCTATTTCACAAGTTATCCAAACTGCTGATGGCCTGGTCAGTCGTGTATCTAATTTCTTGGATGATTTTAACCTTGTTTACGATCCTACGAATTTCAGCAAGTGGAAGAAAAAACAACCCGAAGCTAATATTGTAGAAGTGCAGGCCTCAACAAAATTATTGCGCATTACCAATTCAGGTAGTACCAACAATGTCTATCGTGGATTTGCATTGCCACTTACTACGTCTACCTTTACCAAGGACGAAAAAATCAGTTATCGCATGGAAGCATGGGTAGATGTACTACCAGATAAGCCTCTTGGTATCGAATTGTGGAATGACAACAGCGTGATCGCTGATGCCCGTGTGACTTTTACGAAAACCGGCACACAGGTAATCACTGGTACTATGACGGTCAATAAGACGACAACTAAATTAAGAGAATTTCCTCTTGAGTTTTGGCTGATGAAAAATGGTACTGTTGCTATCGGGAAGGTGTCTCTTGTCCGTGGGGATAGACCGCCTAATAAATTCACGGACAATACATCTACACAGGATATTGCTACGCAGACACAAGTCAGCCAGCTTGCTGATTCGTGGTCTGTCAAAAATCTTAATAGCAACGGAGATGTGCTCAACTCAATCAACTTGCTTTCCAATGGCACGAATCGAATTAACGGGCGTTTGACTCACATTACTGGTCAAACACTAATCGACGATGCGGTTATAAAATCTGCTATGGTTGACAAGCTCAAAACAGGCAATTTTGAGTCTGGATCTGTCACAACTCAAATCCTTGCATCAAACGCAGTTACTGCCGATAAATTGCTTGTTGATTCTGCTATGATCAATAAACTTGTATCAAACCAAGCATTTATCAAAGAGCTATTTACTCAAAGAGCCACAATCACTCAAATACAGTCGATTGATATTACTGGCGAGCACGTCAGAGGCGGTCGAATAACCTCGCTAAATGGCGGTACGGTTATCAATTTGCAAGATGGATGGATTGATACCAACCAGGAAGGAGTTGGTATCAGAAACCAATTCCCTGGCAGACCGTTGCAATATCTGGTCTTTGGCACAGGAGAAATAAACGGTGTCCCAAGTGCATACACGGCACTTATGAGTAATCGTAATGGCATTATCGGCATAGAACACACATCTTCTGGTATCCAGATATGGAACGGAAGAAAGGGTAGCAATATTCAAACGGCCATAACATTTTACGGAAAATCAATGGACTTTATTCCAAGCTCGCAAGGTGGAGGAGTGTCTTTAAATACAGAGACCAAAAGCTTAGGCACGCTTGAAAGTCTATTTGTAAAAGATATTTATTTATTAAATTATGGTAATTATAAATTAAAAGATGTATTAAATGACATTTACCGTAATATTCAACAACTACACAATGTCAAAGAATCAAGCGTAAGTTACCACTGGACAACAATTGGCCTGCAATAGGCCTACAAAACTAGAAAGGCAAATATGAACACACAAGACAAAATTATCAATAACTTAGGGGTTCAACTCGCAAACAAATCAATTGAATGCGCCAATTATAAGGCGTATTTCGAAGAGGCTCAAGAGCAATACAATGCATTGCTATCTGTTCTGGAATCAGACGAGGATTTGATGGATCTCTTTAACGAAATCAAAAATAAAAATGAGGTGGCTAACTAATGGACTATAAATTACATTTTAAATTATTTGACGCAGTCACAAACACGACAAAGGTCGCAATCAAGCAAGATGCTCCCTACCGTGTCTTCGAAGAAACCTTGCCAAATAATCGAATGGCTGAAAGTGACGCAACACTGGTTGAAGCAGTTTTGAACATTGTCCGTATGGAATTGGACCCATCGGGTGCTGTTATCGCATTGAAGAAAGAGCTTGATAAGTCTGTTGAGGCTAACAAGGTAGCTATTCAGAAGATCCAGGAGCTTACTATTGAGAATGAGAAGAAAGATGCTCAAATCCAAAACAACAAAGCTCTTGCGGATTGGGCTGTCCTCGTGGCTGTGACCAACCAAGACAACCCACTTGATCCAACACTCTACAAACGTGCACTTGAGCTTGTTGAAGGCGCTCAAGTAGGTAAAACCTACAAACAACATGATATCTTTACCCTCGTAGATCCTGACCACACAGAACAATTCAGTGAAGGGAAACGGGTGCTTGTACAAGTCAACTATGACTTTACCTACAATGGGGAGACCATCAAAGACCTAAAAGGTCCTCTTCTTCAAAATGGCAAACTCGCAATCTATAATTGGGAGGTGCCAAAAGAAGAGAAGAAAAACAAACCATCTGGAGATCTTGAGACTCAGCCGGTGGCACAACCAGAATCTTAATTGAGAGGAGTGTGATCGATGTATCAAGAACCAGATGGAATCTTTGGAATTTTTGAAGTAGTAAGGGAGTTTTATGATCACGGAATCGATGAACACATGATAGTGTTTCTCTTTATGGCAATCGTTGCTCTGGATATTGTTTTAGGCGTATCTAGAGCCTGGGCCTATCATGAGTTTTCTAGCAGAAAATGGCGAAAAGGACTAGTTAGTCACACAGCAATAATTTTGATTGTAGCCATTGGCTATCCGTTCACCCTATACATGAATCTAGGGCCTGTTGTTGATGCCTTTATTGTAGCAATGATGGCAGCGTACGGATCTAGTATTCTGGCTAGCCTCTCAGCTTTGGGAGTTGAAATCCCCGGCCTTGATCATCTCATCAAGCAGAATATTGATCATAATAAATTCCAGTTAAAAGAAGGCTTGGAAGAACCAAGTAAGCTGATTAAAAAAAGGAGAAAAGATAATGAATCAAATCACAGGAATCGTAGTTAATTCACTAATGGCTATTTTTGTCGCTTTCGTAGGAATTGCTGTTAAATCACTAAAAGAGTATCTTCTTACTCGTGGTGGTAAAAAGGCATTGGAAGTAGTGGAAATCCTAGCCAAAAATGCAGTAAATGCTACTGAGCAAGTGGCAGGAACATTAGGAATTCATGGAGCTGAGAAACTAGAGCATGCTAAAGGTTGCTTGATTAATGGCCTAGAATCTCAAAATATTTATCTGACAAATGAAGAACTCAATACTTTTATTGAGGCGGCTGTAAAAAAAGCTAATGAAGAATGGAAAAAGTGAGGTTAAAACATGGATAAAGTAAAACTATTTCAAGATGAAGTATTGGGGCAAGGTTTTGACATTGATGGCTGGTACGGCTGGCAATGCTGGGACGGTTACGCTAAGTATTGCTTATGGCTGGGCGTACCGTTTGCGAATTGTACAGATTCCGGTTATGTTAAAGACCTTTGGGAACAGCGTCATTATAACGGTATTCTTGATTACTTTGATGAAGTGGAAATTATGCAAGGTGGGGAAGTAGGAATCTTTATAGAAACAGCAGTAACGCCGGTTTCTCACGTCGCTGTCTTCGTAGCCGATATTGATGGCTCACAAGGTTGGTTCCTTGGTCAAAACCAAACCGGCACCCCTGGACCAAACGGAGGCGCTAGCTTTGATTTAGCTATCTATCCATATAGTGCGCTTTATCCTACCGCTTTCCGTCCTAAGGGCGAACCGCTAGAGAAAGAAGAATTGAAAGAAATCATTACAGAAGTTATGGAAAACCATGAAGTTCCATTCTTCCCTGAAGAAGCTACCTTTACAGTTGGCGATAGTCCTATCAACGTCCGCCGTTATCCGGATTTAACTGGTGAAATCGTGGCAACTTACCAACCGGGGGAAAAGGTCCGTTATGATTCTAAGGGTACTAATGCAGGTTTCCGTTGGATCTCTTACGTGGGAGCTTCTGGCAACCGTAACTATATGGCTATTGGTCCCGTAGATGAAGCCGGAAACCGTACTGATTTATGGGGTATGCTGGAATAATTCAAAATACAATTCAACCCTACTAGCTTATGGCTAGTAGGGCTTTTTTGTTGTAAAAAATAAAAAAGTTATAAAAAAGCATTGAAATAAGTACAACCGCAATCGCTAAAGGTGCAGGCGTTCCTTGGTCTACAGTGGCTGACCTTAAAAAAGGAAAAACTAGTATGGATAAAGTGGCCCTACATACAGCCGAAAGATTATATGATTTTGCTGAAGCATTAGGAATAAATCAATATTAATAGTTCGTGAACTTTCTGAAAAATCAAAGATTTCAAAAAAAAACAACTCTTTATGTGTTGTTTTTTTGTTATAACGACAATTATTGAGATTGTCTATTATAACGGACAAAATAAAAAAAAGCCTTCAGGCTCATTTTCTCAATTAAGCGGGCAATGAATACGAAATTGAATACATCTTTTTTATTGATAGAAATTAATGGAAACTATAATTTCTAAAAAATATTTGTTTTACAACTGATGGCAATCAATCAGTATTTAATGGTAAGCATAAATTGTTTTTGGTATAATAGAGGGGTGTATCTTTTGGACGAAATGAGTCATAAGCTTTGATCCAGATGCATAAATGAAGAAAGAAAGTAGTAATGTGATGCAAGCCTTATATAACCTTCTTGCTGAGAAATTTCGGCTGACTTTTGACGATACAGAATTGTTGGAAACAGCTTTTACACATACCTCATATGCGAATGAGCATCGCCTCTTAAAAATTTCACATAATGAACGTTTGGAATTTTTAGGAGACGCTGTTC